GGTTGATGGTACAGCTTACTGGATGTCAGAAAATGGTTTCTTTAGATACACTGGACAACTACAATCATTACCATGTTTAGTTGAAGACTATGTTTACGATGGTCTAGCAGATGTACCTAGACAACACATTTATGCAGGATTAAATAATTTATTTGGGGAAGTTACTTGGTTCTATCCAGGTAGTGGAGCTACAGCTAACTCTAGATCTGTTACATTTAATTATATGGACTCGAACAGCGAGCGGCCTATATGGACTATAAGCTCACTTGCAAGAAGTACTTGGGCGGATTCATCTATATTTGGTAAGCCACATGGAACTGAATATGATTCAAGTGCTACAAGTGATTCAACAGTTGGTAATACTGATGGTGTTACAACATATTTTGAACATGAAACTGGAACTAATCAAATTAAAGCAGGGGCAACAACTGCTATTCAAGCTAGTATTGAATCAGGAGATTTTGATATTGGTCAATCACCTGTTCCACAACAAGGTGA